TTTTACAAGTCCTTTGTTCAAGACGAAAAAAAATCTTGGAAAGATTTAGTTTCGGCTTAATGTTGTAAAAAACTGGAGTGTTGCATTCGTGCAACACTTCACAAAAAAATAAATTTTTTTCTTGACTGTTGTATTTTTGCAACAGGGAAGAGCATGTGGGCGGGACCCACCCCAGGAAAAAAAGAAAAATCCCAGAAATCTTTTCTTGACTCTAATATATTATAATATAATATCCTATACATTAACAAAGGAGAAAAAATGGAAAAAATAAACTATAAAGATCTAAAAAAAAATGATCGAATAAAATCCAATCAACTTGGAACACCGATCACGGGTAAACTAATGGAAAGCCCAAAGCAAGGTAAAGGACTAAAGAAAGTTATTTTGATTTGGTCTAATGGTTCTGAGATTGGAATGTTTGATGAGCACGGCTCGATTTATGCAAATCAAATTACTGAAGTAGAGCGTGATGGAAAATGGCACGAGGTTAATTATGGATAGTAATAGCATAGAAAAAAATATAATTGATAGCAGCAGAANATTTGGTGCAAAAAATAAATGCACTATGTTTGGAATAAATCTTGGAGTAGAGTTAAATCAAAAGTTAACTGATTATTCTAAAATGATGGGAGTTTCAAAAGCAGCTGTTGTTAAACAATTGCTAATTGCTTTTTTAAAAGAAAGATAAACTTCTGGGTGTATGCAGCTCTTGCATAGGGTATCCCACATTATCCTATGCATAAACTGCATACCACTCTGAGTTGCATAGAGAAGAGCATGTGGGCGGGACCCACCCCGAAGGGGTGTGTGATCCCAGAAATCTAATAGAGGTACCAAGTGGATTTGAAAATTTGAACTTTTTATTTAAGTCAATCCCCCTTTTTGTAAAAGGGATCCTAACATATACCCCTATATAGCTTGATTTACATAATTTATCCTATAAAATACTTTTTGGTTCCATATGAAACTAACGATAGACCAGATAAATAAAATACCTGATGTTCAGGTTCGAGAAAGAATAAAAGCGGATATTCTTAAAGGATATGAAAATCAAAAGGCAACAGCTGCTAGAGATGATTTCTTATCTTTTGTAAAAAGGATGTGGCCTGAATTTATTGAAGGTGAACATCATAAAGTTATATCAGAAAAATTTAACCGTGTTGCACGGGGTGAGTGCACTCGTCTTATAATCAATATGCCACCTAGACATACTAAGTCTGAATTTGCTTCTTACTTTTTGCCTGCGTGGATGATTGGCCGTTATCCGAGTTTAAAGATTATTCAAGCAACCCACACGGCAGAACTTGCAGTGTCCTTTGGCCGTAAAACTAAAAACTTGATTGACTCAAAAGAGTATCAAGATCTTTTTGCAACGAGGCTTCAAGAAGACTCCAAGGCAGCAGGACGATGGAACACGGAACAAAAAGGTGAATACTTCGCAGTCGGTGTCCAAGGTGCGGTAACCGGTAGAGGTGCAGATCTACTCATCATCGATGACCCACATTCAGAGCAAGATGTAAACTCACCCAATGCGTTTGAAAAAACTTGGGAATGGTACACTTCAGGTCCTCGTCAGCGTCTACAACCAGGAGGAAGAATAATTCTGGTTATGACTAGATGGAGTAAAAAAGATTTAACGGAGATGTTACTTAACGCACAAAAAGAAGACAAAGCAGATAAATGGGAGGTAGTAGAGTTCCCTGCAATCCTACCTTCGAATAAACCCGTATGGCCTGAATATTGGAAGCTGGAAGATTTAGAATCTGTTAAAGCATCTGCGGGTATTAGTAAATGGAATGCACAGTATATGCAAAACCCGACCTCGGATGAAGGAGCATTGATTAAAAGAGAATGGTGGCAAGATTGGAAGAATGAAGAGTTACCTGTACTAGAACATGTTATACAAAGTTATGATACAGCGTTTCTTAAAAAACAAACTGCCGATTATTCTGCAATTACTACTTGGGGTGTGTTTAGAGAAACTGATGACTCTCCACAATCAATTATATTAATTGATGCATTAAAAGGTCGGTATGAATTTCCTGAACTAAAAAAATTAGCTTATGAACAATATATGTATTGGAAACCTGAAACAGTTTTAATTGAAGCTAAAGCTGCAGGACTGCCTTTGATCTTTGAATTAAGGCGTATGGGTATTCCTGTTGCAGACTTTACACCGAACAGAGGAAATGATAAGCATGCAAGAGTTAATTCAGTTGCACCTCTATTTGAATCTGGTAGAATATTTGCACCGAAAGATAGAGAGTTTGCACAAGAAGTAATTGAAGAATGCGCTGAGTTCCCTTACGGTGAACATGATGATTTGGTTGACTCCACTACCCAAGCCATTATGCGATTTAGAGATGGTGGATTAATCACTCATCCAGACGATTATAAGGATGAGCCTATAACTAAGAAAAGGTACTCGTATTATTGGTAATGACATTCATATTTAGACACCCTAGCAAATATAAAAAATTAACAACCACAGTTCCACCTAAATCAGGGCCACAATCACAAGGCTTGAATATTGATTATAATACTGTTAAAGAAGTAACATTGGAGAAAAAACATGGCAATAGACAAAAGCCTGCCAAACAAAAAGGTTGAGATACCTGGGGCAGAAGAACAATTAGAAAAACAAGTAGAAATTAGAGAAGAGTTGCCTGATGCGGGTGACACGGAAATTACACCTACAGAAGATGGTGGTGTAGAAATAAATTTTGAACCAGGAGCATTTAACCAAGAGCAAAGCGAAAGCCACTTTGACAATTTAGCTGAGTTATTACCAGAGGAAACATTAAATCCTCTTGGTTCAGAACTAGTACAGAACTACCAAGAATATAAATCTTCAAGAAAAGATTGGGAAGAAAGTTACGCAAAAGGATTAGACCTATTAGGTTTTAAATACGAAAATAAATCAGAACCGTTTCAAGGAGCAAGTGGTGCCACACACCCCGTGCTTGCAGAAGCTATAACACAATTCCAAGCTTTGGCATTTAAAGAATTGTTACCTGCAGATGGTCCTGTAAGAACAAGAACTGTTGGAGCTTCGACTCCACAAAAGAATGACCAAGCAAACCGAGTTAAAGAATTCATGAACTATCAGCTCATGGATGTGATGAAAGAGTACGAACCAGAGTTTGATCAAATGCTTTTTTATCTCCCTCTTTCCGGATCTGCCTTTAAGAAAGTTTATTATGATGATCTTTTAGGCAGGACGGTTTCTAAGTTCGTCCCTGCTGATGATTTGATAGTTCCATACAATGCAACAAGTTTAGAAGATGCGGAGGCCGTGATCCACCGTCTTAAGATCTCGGAGAATGAACTAAGGAAACAACAAGTAGGTGGTTTCTATCGAGACATAGAGTTACCTTCTCCATACTCTCCAGAAACAGAAGTAGAGAAAAAAGAAAGAATGTTAGAAGGAACTAAAAAAACTTTTAACGAAAATATTTACACTCTTCTAGAATTTCATGTCAATTTAGATTTAGAAGGGTTCGAGGACCGTGGACCTGATGGTGCTGAGACAGGAATNAAACTTCCTTACATTGTAACTGTCGAAGAAGGTTCAAGAGAAATTTTATCTATTAGAAGAAACTTTGAAGTAGCAGACCCTAAGAAACAAAAGATTCCATACTTTGTACATTTTAAATTTTTACCAGGTTTAGGTTTTTATGGTTTCGGTTTAATTCACATGATTGGTGGATTATCTAGAACAGCAACATCCGCTTTGAGATCATTGTTGGATGCAGGAACATTATCAAATTTACCCGCAGGATTTAAAATGCGTGGTATCAGAATTAGAGATGATGCCCAATCTATACAACCAGGAGAATTTAGAGACGTAGACGCACCAGGTGGAAACATTCGTGATTCATTTATGACACTACCATTTAAGGAGCCGTCACAAACTCTATTACAACTTATGGGTGTCGTGGTTTCAGCCGGTCAGCGTTTTGCATCTATAGCTGACCTTCAAGTAGGTGAGGGTAATCAACAAGCTGCAGTGGGCACGACAGTTGCATTGCTTGAACGTGGATCGAGAACAATGAGTGCGATCCACAAAAGAATTTATGCTGCACTTAAAAATGAATTTAAGTTGATGGCAAGAGTATTTAAATTATACCTACCACAAGAATATCCATACGATGTCGTGGGTGGTCAAAGAATGATTAAACAACAAGACTTTGATGATAAGATAGACATCATTCCGGTTGCAGATCCAAATATCTTTTCTCAATCTCAAAGAATATCTATTGCCCAAACGGAACTGCAACTGGCAACATCACAACCACAATTACATAATATGTATGCAGCATATAGAAATATGTATGAAGCTTTAGGTGTAAAAAATATTGATAGTGTATTAAAAGCACCACAAAGACCTATGCCTATGGATCCTGCGGTTGAACATATACAAGCTTTAGGTGGTCAACCTTTTCAAGCATTCAAAGGACAAGATCATCAAGCACATATNACAGCNCATTTAAGTTTTATGGCAACTAATATGGCAAGAAACAATCCTGCAGTAATGGCAAGTTTACAAAAAAATATTTTTGAACACATATCATTGATGGCATTGGAGCAAGTTGAAATAGAATTCCAAGATCAAATAATGCAATTACAACAAATGCAGCAAAATCCACAAATGATGAAAGACCCAAGAGTACAACAACAAGTTATGGATTTAAATATGAAAGTAGAATCTAGAAAAGCTGTCTTGATTGCAGAAATGATGGAAGAATTTATGAAGGAAGAGAAAAAATTACTGGGTGATTTTGGAAATGATCCTCTTGCTAAACTAAGAGCTAGAGAATTAGACATTAGATCACAAGAAAATGCTCGAAAAAGCGAAGAAGCAGACAGAAGATTTGATTTAGATAAAATGAAATCAATGATGAACCAACAAAATACTGATGAAAAATTTGATCAGAACGAAGAATTAGCTAAATTAAGAGCTGATACGTCGATTGAAAAGACAATACTAAGTAAAACACTACCAAGTGCTAAAGATATGATGCCAAATATTGACATTATAAGAAAAGAAAACTAATTTAACTACTAATAAGGAGAAAAAATGGAAAAATTAGATAAAATAGTTGAAATGCAGACTCCAAAAGAAAAAGTTGAGGTTGATCCAAGATCAAAAACAACTGCTGATGGTGCTTATAACTACATTGCNAAAGGCGAAGAGGTTGTAGTTAGAGGAACTAAGAGAATGCTAAGAGAAAAATCTAAAACTGCTAAGTGGATATAAAAAATTATGTGGTTATCGGCAATTAAACTAGCCGTCTCTGCTGGAAGTAAGATTTATGCTAACAAGCAGAGAACGAAAATGGCAATGTCAGATGCACAATTAATGCATGCTGAAAAGATGGCTCGAGGTGACGAAGC